TCGGTGAGAAGTTTTGCCACATGAAGCTTCTGGATGCTGATGAACTGCCCGCTGCTCATCCGGCTGGCGGGTTTTGCTGTTTCTGCCATTACGAACCAACTCCTGTTCTGTAGTCCACACATAAAATGAATAAGTCCTTCTCCGTGATCTCCACGGTCTGCCCGCGCATAAAGCCCAGACCGAGCATAACCTCCTGCACGGCAGAGTAGATACCCGAGTAATGCCCATCCTTGGTCAGAATGTGAATCCGCACGGTGACGCGCCGCTCCAGCTCCCTGCCGTCGGCAACGAGCGCCGGGACATCGGAGATGACGCTGTACACGAGGATGGGATAGCTCCCTGCGTCCGGGCTTTTCCCCAGATAGATGCACACACCTTCTTTGTCCTTGGCTAGAAATGATGTGAGTTCCTTGTCATTCATTAACGCATGATATATCTGTTCCCTGATGTTCATTTCTTCTTGATTGCCTTTCTTACAGCTTCTACGATCTTTCCCTTCACTTCTTCCCGCTTGGCGTCCAGGGCGGGATAAAGAAACGGCTTGTTGATTTTCGGGCTGAATTCCACAATCATGCCGTAGTATATTCCATCCCGTGCCTGGGCATCGGCAACGACTCTATACTCTCTGCCACCCTTTCGAGGCTCCGTATGGATGGAATCCCGAAGGGCCCCCTTCACTACACGGTGGTCTGTGCCGTCATAGACGGGGCATCTTTGCTTGGCTTCCCTTGCCACGAGTTCTGCTCCTTCCTCAAGAGCGACCTTCGCAGCCTTTTCCGCTGCCTCGCCCAGGCTTTTCAGGATGACGGCAGCGGACTCAGCTCTAGCCATTTTCCACAAGCTCCTCTGCATGAAACATGATAAACCTCTTGCCGCCTTGAACGGCCACTGGCTCATTCTGCACAGTCAATGTCCTCCCCCTGTAGAGCAGACGATCCTTTGCGTGGATTTCTATCCCAAAACGCATGGTCACTTTGTAGTCGATACTGTTGCGGACTTCCACTGTGCCATCAACCATGGCCGCATTATAGCCAATGACATTCGCCCATCGATCGCCAACACTTTCATATACGTACGTAACTGCTCCATGCTCCGTCCGCACGGATTTCTTCCTCAGGAGAGTCACCCGTTCCGCCAGATCTCCAATGGTAACAGATGTTCCTCCATCATTGCGCATCAGGACTCATCCTCTCTTTCCTTATCCTCGCTGTAGCTCCTTCCCATAGCGATCTGACTGTTCAGGTGTGTCACTGCAAAGGGGATCTCCCCAGTCACCGCTCCGACAGGCTGCCGGTTTTCATACCAATGTGCCACCAGCATGCGGACAGCCTGCTGGAATAACGCATCCCTGGCGATGTCCTCATAGCCATCCTCCCCCAGGACGAAGTTTTTTCCCGTCTCGCGGCGAATCAAAAGGCTGGCGGCATCGACATAGCTCTGAAGGAGACTGTCTTCCTCCGTCCCGTCGATGCGCAAGTGCTGCTTCAACAAATCCAGTTCCATATCTCAGCCGCCTCCTTCCTTACGATGCGGCTTCTTGGATCAAAGCAAAGGCCTTGGTCGTCAGGATATCGCCATCTAAAATGGCATATCCCATATAATCTGTAGCCCTCTCCTTGATGTGATCCTCCGTATAAATGGATACATTCTGGTTGCGGTTCATCACGTAGGAACGACGGACATTGCCAAGCAGGAAAGAGCCTGCGGGAACGGCATCCTCTTCCATGACCGGACGGCCAAAAAGACGGCCAATGGTCTGTCCGGTAGGGTCCGGAATGAAAATCGGCTGTTTCTGCGTTGTCGTGATGTTGGCCAACTGGTTCCAGATATCGGAATTCTTGGCATAGACCTTCACGCCGTCCATATAGCCGGACTTGATCTTGCCAAGCGCTGCCGTGATATTCTCATAAGACACTGCTCCGCCCTTGGCATACGTCAATACCTGCGGGGTATTTTCCTCTGCCTTCAACCGGGTGATGATGCCATAAGGCTGTGACTTGAACGTATCGCTCTTCCCGGGAACACCAAAGCCATTGACAATGGCGTTGGCAATGGCCGCACCCATCTTCTCCGCGATTTTGGACGTGATGTAGGACAAGAAGGCATCGATGCTCATCGTCTTGAGCTTCCAGGAAATCGTGATAGCCTTGACCAGTTCATGGCCCGTCAGCGTCACGTTCGTGAGGCCAACCGTATCACTCTCAGCCTTCGTATCCTCATCCACCCATGCAGCACTGCTGATGTCCGATGCCTCCTTGGGAATCTCAAGATTTCCTTGGACATCCGTAAAGTCCACCTCTCCGATGATGGGATGAAGATCCGCCATCTCGATCCAGATCTGTTGCATCATGGTCGTGGGAATAATGACCTGATTATTGGATGTTTTGTTTTCCACCGAGGCAAACGCCTTCGTATTCACATCGGCAAAGGCCTCCGATTCTGCATCCGTCAGCGGATTTCCCATCATCGTCTTGGCAAACGCCATCCGATAGGTCTCCGCCTTTGCCTCTGACTGCTCCTTTGCAGAAGCAGTCGTGACCATCGGTGCAGGGTCAGCGGAAGCCGCCGCCAGAATCACTTGCTGTGCCACAGGCTGTCCTGCCTTCTGTATCCCATTGCCAAGGGCATTGAGATTCGCCGCTTCAGCCTGTGCCGTCTCGAAGACAGCATCCAACTGCTCGATAGACTTGCGAGCAGCCTTGGCCTCCTCGACCTTGCCTTCATCCAGTGCAGCCTTGGCCTCCGCCATCAGTTCATTCCTCTTTGCCATGTACTCTTCATGCGTCATGATTCTTTCCCCTTTCTTTCCCTTTGGGCTTTTCCTGTCCATCCGTTTTCGGCTTGGGTACATCCGTCGTATCTTCTTCCATTCCTGGCTGCCGCTGCTGTTTTTTGTACTGAACAAACTCTTCTGGCGTCATATTCTTCAGTCTCCTTTCAATTCCAAGAGTGCCAACCGCTCCCTCTCCACTTGAACTGCAGCTTGGGCTTTCTGCCGTGCCTCCCGCAAGGATTCCGGCACTTGCCGAAATCTTGCCAGTGTTTCCTCTTCTGCCCTGGCCACCATTTCAATGGCAGGCGCAACAGAAATCTTTTGAAACACCTCTGCAGCCTCACGCCCTGTAAAATACTTGTCCTCGTCCATGTATCCCACGATTTTCTCTCGCTCTACCTTCGCATTCTGCTCATATACAGCGACCATGGCGTCATCAATGGCCTTGAGCATCGCAGCCACACGTTCGACTTCATACACATTGCCCGTAACATGCGCCCAGGCATGATGAATCATCAAAAACGCATTTTCCGGAATGATCACCTTATCTCCCACCAAGGCTATGACAGAAGCCGCCGATGCCGCCAGGCCGTCCACATAAACGACTTTCTCATTGGGATAACGTGCCAGCATGTTGTAAATGGCCATGCATGCAAATACATTCCCGCCGCCCGAGTTGATATAGATGTCCAGAGGCCCAGTCTGTCCCGTCAGAAACTCCCGAATGCGTTCCGGGTACTGATCCGTATTATCCCATGCACCATACCAGCTGCTGACAATATCCCCGTAGAAATAAAGCTTCCCTCGTACCCCATCACGAGTAATGGATGTTGCCTGCTCAATCGTTGTCTGCATTCATTGTCACCTCCTTTCTCGGAACAGCATCCGTCACTTGTGCCGTATCCAGGCGCCGGATGGGGATATCTCCGTTTTCAATGGGACCGAGATTCAGAACCCGCCTCCACTCATTTGGCGTCATGCCGCCACGATCCACCATCTGCACTAAATTCAGCTTCGTGTTCATGCTGGCGTATTGCAGGCTGGATGCCTCAAAAACGATACTATTTCCGTGGGCACGTTCCCGCCGCGAAAAGATCTTTCTCGTCAGTTCACGGGAAAGCTGTGTAGCGAATGGCTCAATCTCAGACTCATAATAGGCATTCCATTGATCTTCGTTGTACTTTGATTGGATGATGGCCTCGTTGGTTCCGAAAATGTTGTAGACCCTCGTCATCGCCCGATCCATCTGAGCCGCATTCGGTATCTTGTCATCCGGATGCACCTGCACAGCTTCGGCCTTGGTGTCCACGCCCGCTACCCCGGTAACATTCTCGGACTGGTTCAGAAACGCCTCAGCAAAATCCTTCACCTTCTTTTTCTGATCCGCATCTGAGAGCGGTGTCTTAAACTTGAGCAACCATCGGATGACTGCGCTGTTCTTTATGCTGGACACCACGCCCTGATCTGTCGTATTAATGATTTCCATGAGCGGGCGGAGCATGTCTGCATTCGAACTGCCAAACACATCATTATCCCCGTAATCCTGCCGCAGATGAATCACGTCCGAATAGTAAAAGGTCATAAACGACCCGTTCTTCATGGCAAATTCCAAAAAAAGAACACCCTGTTTATCATATTTCGCCTGAACACTGCAGGCATTAATCGGGTATATCTCCCTGGCATAACCGCCCGCATCCCGCAGAATGAAAGCAAAGGCATTGTTGTTGAGCTTGAACTGGATTGCCAGCCGCTCCTGCAGCATCTGCCCCGTCATGTACGGATTCGGTTCTTCCAGAAGAATCCGTACATACGCATCCGGATTGATCTGCATTCCTTTGTCATTCTCCCGCACCTGTTTCGGCACCAGCTTTCCCACAGCTTTGTAGAATGGCCGAAGACATGCGCGGATGATGTCGCTCTTGTAAAGATCCCCATGCCATGAATAAAGCCCGTTTCCCATCGTGCTCACCATGGCCAGTCGTGTTTCCTCCGGACTGGCAAACCAGGACTTAATCTTGTCAAACACCCACACGATTTATCACCTCCCATCCTCGATATGGTCATCCACCATGCTGATGTACTCTTCCAAATGCCGCGTGTAGACCACATAAGCATCCAGCAGGGCAGCAAATCCATCGATGCGCCGGCGCTGATTGTTTGTCTTGCAGGGCTGTATGTTCAGATTCTTATCCGCATCGACAGCTACATTGGACATGCACCATTTCAGGATTGGATTGTTATTATAAACAATCCGGTCTGCACGGAGTTCTGCCGCCAGCTCCTTCATGGGATTTGACAATGTGAACTTCCCTTGCCGGACTTCCTCCATGACCTCGCCCAGAGTCGCTTCCATGTCATTTTTCCAGTAGGGTGCTCCCCATGGGTCATATCCCACCCATGTGATGTAGATACCATGCTCCTGCATCATTTCCGCAAACCATGCTGTCACATCCTTGTAATCCACCCGATTTCCCGCACATGCCCGCAAAAGTCCCTGCTCTCTCCAAAGGTCGTAGGGGATCTTATCCTCTGCCACTCTCTTCTCAATAAGTTCCTCCGGCATCCAATACATCTGGAGTACATATAACCGGTTATCCCCTTTGAGACGATAGATGATAACCGCTGCCGTGAGATCTGTCGTCGCCGACAGATCCGCGCCGCCGATGGCATAGCAGGGGGACTGTTCCGCAATATCAAAGATTTCCTCATTGTTCAGTTCCTCAAACTCCAGCCATGCATCCCGGGTCGTCTCACGAACGTCAAAATCCTTCGTCAGCAGATTCTTAACCAGCTTCGGGTCAGCCTGGGCCTTCCTTACCTTGTCCTCCAGCTGATTCAGCTTTTTAATAGTTCCGAGACCGGGATTCGCTTTCATCCAGCACTCCGGCTGCGTCCACTCCGCCCGACTGTCAAGTTCATATATCACGGGGAGGATACGGTCATCCTGCGGAAGATTGGCATCATCATACCCCTTGATGACATTGGTATACTCATCATACTTCTGGTCATAGACCGCCTCGCGAATCGTTCCGGCCGTAGTCGTAATGAAGATCATCGGCTGCTCCCTAGCGCTGGTTCCATCCACAATAACATCATAAAGCTCGCGACTCTTCCATGCGTGAATCTCATCCAACAGGGCACCATGGACATTCAATCCATCCAAGGTATCCGAATCACTCCCCAAAGGTTTGAAGGAGCTGTCGTTGTAACTTGAATTGAGCTCCGAAACCAGCGGCTTAATCTTCGATCTGAGAACAGGGGACTTGTTGACCATCCGCTTGGCCTCCAGCCAAATGATCTTCGCCTGCTCCTTCTTCGTAGCTGCCGCATAGATTTCCGCTCCGGGTTCCTGATCTGCTATCATAAGGTAAATGCCAATGCCCGCCGCAAGGGTGGATTTCCCATTTTTTCGGGCAACGATCAACGCCACTTCACGGAACCTTCGAACCCCATCCATTTTGTGGACAAATCCGAAAGCAGCCGATACCAGTGCCTTCTGCCACAATTCCAGGATAAAGGGACTCCCGCCCGCCGGCCCTTTGCTGTGCTTGCAGAACCGCTCAATGAAATAGATGGCATGCTCTGCTTTCCGTTCATCAAACTCCCAGGGGCACTCCGGATCATCCATATCTTCGACCAGCTTACGATACACCCGTGCCACCTTCCTGGAAACCGTAACCTCTCCGGAAGCGATCTGCCCGTAATATGCCCGAACGTAGTTCATGGTAGCGTCACCTGCTCTCCACGAACCTGTCAAATTCATCCACCACAGGCTTGTCGTCTTCCTTCGGGATGAGATCCAGCAGTTGTTTCATGATGGCCGTATAGTTCTTGGCCATCGTAGTATAGATCTCCACCTCAGGGCTCTTCTTCGTTCCCCATTGGTTCTCCCCATTCTGATATTCGCTGACCGGGCCATTCGCATTGATGGTCTCCTCCAGATCTTCCAATGTTATGCGCATGAAAGCGGCGCGATGCATCAACGGCTCGTTGAACTTCTTTACCTTGGGCGCCATCGCCGACAGGTTCCGCCGCAATCCGAGAAACGCCTTCCGGATCCGGTCTTCCTTTGACAGCTCCGTTTCATCTGCTTCCTTGCCCTTCGTTTTGCATCTGCTTCCTGCCATATACCACACCCCCCTTGAAAGCAACAAATTTATTTTTTGAAGGGGCAGTGCGCGGTGGGGTTTCAGACGGCACCCTCGTTTTTGATAGGGGGGGAGTGCATTTCCACGAGCTGCCCAGCCCCGTCAAATTCCAGCCCTTCCCTGACGCTCGGATTCTTTGCATGGATGCGGTTGTGGCAATCCACGCATAGCGTCATGAGATTATCCTGTCCCAGTGCAATGTTCTGATCCACGATATTCTGCGGTGTCAAATGAATCTTGTGGTGAACGATCTTGGCCGGCCGGCCGCATCGTTCGCAGATACCATAATGCAACTGCATGGCCAATCGTTGTGCCTTTTTCCATGCGGCGCTATGATAAAACGCCACCGCAAACTCTCTTGCCACACTGTCACCTCCCTGAAAAATGGCACAAGAAAAGGCACTGCCGAAGCAATGCCCTCTCGCCTGCCTATTTGGTTATTCACGAGCCGTCTTTCGCTCTATTTCACCTTATCATAATACCACCTTTCCTTCCCGAAAAAAGGAACTTTTTAGGAACAAAAAAGGAACTTTTTGTCCGCAATTTGTCCGCAAAATGTCCGCTCTGGTTTTATCCCACTTATCCACAGACTTATCAACAAGGAAAGGGGAGGCGATACAAGTCGCCTCCCTCTCATTCGAAAAACACAAACAAGCTCTGTTGCTCCGGGAAAAACCCGAATATCATGCCCGCCATCTTTTTGACCGCTTTCCCTGTTGCCACCCGTGCCCATTTTTCCGTCATAAAGTGATCTATGGACAATTCCTTCCAGCTCTTTCGCTCGAAATAGTACCCCTCCACGAGCTGCCTGTCCTGTCCCGGAAGTGCATCCAAAGCACGGTCGACTTTGCGGATCGCCCGCTCTATCCTCTCGACTTCCAGCCGTTTCCTTTCGATGCCCTCCTGAATGGCAATGCGCTTTGCCGCCTCTGCCTCCGCCGGCGTGAGTTCGCTCCTTCCGCCTCTTGTGTCGTCTCCATACTTGGGGGTAGGTGCCGACGGTTCAATGCTTAACATCTTTTCTTCCGCTTCGATTTCGTCGTTCATGTTGTCAATGGCAACCTTGAATTCATGGTAATGCTTCAGATATTCCTTTGTGGTCTGAACATAGTCATTGTATTCCCTCAATGCTCCTGCCCCCTCTGTACTGCCTTAAAACAGTATTTCTTCTTCCGCGACGGCTTTCCCGCCAAACTCTCCCGGCTCCTTTTACCCATCACCTTTTGCGTGG